TATAATCGGGTCCATATCCATTGTATCATAATCACGAAATAGTTCAATACGAGCAGCTTGATAACTTAATGTAAAGTCTCTACTATATTGATTATATGAAGATGTTCTAACTCTGTTAAAACGATCTCTAAGTGTATTGCGATCAGTCGCATACATCACTTCATCTGTATCTACCACCTTTAACTTCTTGCCACCAATATTACGAATTACCGCATCGGTTGAAAAAAGTCTCTTTAACTTTGAATATAAAGATCTTTGTTTTAAAATTTGAAATTCTTCGTTTGCCATAGTTTTATATATATAAATATGTTACAATAACCAAGTTAGGTCTTCTTTTTTATCTGTAGTTTTTCCTGTTTTCATTTGCCATGCTTCTTGACTACTAACAGTTTGAGATTTATAAACATTTTGAGAGCCACCAATTCTTGTAATACCACCCAACATTGATCTATTTAATTCCATACTTTGTTGTCTTAGTTTTAATGCAGTATCTCTTACCCATAAACCAATACTCATTGCCATTACCAAATCGTCATTATAACCTTTCATCGCTGCTACTTTATTACCGTCCCAGATAAACACTGACAATTCATCCATAAATCTAATAGATCTTACATCCACTGATCTTTCTCTAAAATAAGTTTCTAACTTTGATATCAATAATGGTCTAGTCTTTTGACTATTAGTAAATCCAGGAATCATCTTCTTTTCATCTCTGTTAATTTTATTAGTCAATTGTCGTTCAACATCTACATATTGTAAGTCTGCACTACTATAGAACGTATTTGGATATTGTCTATCTATTATTTGTTGTAATACTGCCCAACCAATATTCGCATTTTCAACTATAAGTAAAGCATTGTTATAATCTGTAGCCACCGTAACCAACATATTACCATACTCTTTAGTTCCTATCAACCCTTTATATTCAGCAACTTGTGTTAATGATTCCACATCTATTACTTGAAATGCACTATAATCACCACCGTCACCTCTAGCAACGTCTGCACTAACTATATAATTTCTACTATAATCAGGATATTCCCATATCCAATATCCGTGATCAATTCCTCTCATTTCTATTGGATCTTTTACTTTACTTTGTTTGTAAAAATCAATAGTAACTGCATCAACTATACCATTACCAGTAGTTGCAAAGTCACAATCACATTCTTGAGCCGCACCTTTAACACCGGACAATTCTGTTTGTTTATCTCTCCAAGTTTGATCTCTCTCTGGATGTAAATTCCACGGAAGTCTAATTGTATTAAATTCATTTTCCTTCGCTTCTGCTTTTATCCATGTTTGATGAAAGAAATTACCAACACCGTTTGGTGTACTTAACATAATAGCTCTACCACCAGTACTTAATGTATATTGAGCAGACAACCATATTTCTGCAATGTTATCAATGAATGCGGCTTCGTCAATAATCAACAATGACAATGCAGAAGAACGACCTGATGTACCAGCAGATGATACGGCTTTAATCTGTGAACCATTTGTTAACCTTAAACTCAATCTATTATCTTCTTGTTCTTTTACTTTCAACCAAGATGGAAGATTGTCATTAGCAAATCTAACACGGGTAACAATTTCTTTTGATGTTTCTTGGTTAATACTAATACAAAGAACATTTTTATCTTTATGAAATACCATTAACCACAAACTATATGCTGCGGTTAATGTACTAATACCCATCTGTCTAGACTTTAATATAATATTAAAATCATGATTTACTAAATCAGTTAAAGTCTTTTCTTGAAAGTCATACAAATCAAAGTTTACAGTTCCACGAATAGGATGTTGAATCTTAACATATTTCTTCATGAAATAAATTGGATCTACAAGACATTTCTTATATTCCTCTTTAATTACTTCCTTAAGTGTTTTTTGTGTACTCATTGATTTAATCCATCCAAAACCATTTGTTTTGCTTGTTTCTCGGTTTCTGGATTATAATTTAATTTCGTCAATTCTTCATTGGCTTTTGCGATGTTTTCATCAACATCTTTTAAATCGTTTTTCAAATCAGATAAAACTTTAACCATTTGATTAGTATCATCCGTCCAAAATTCACTACTTCCATCATCATTGAAAAATTGTAATTTTTCGTTCGTATTTTTTTCTAAGTATTCAATACTATCAGTGATATTTTTCTTAAAATCTTTCATTTCAGAAAGCATACTATTATAGATTTTATATCGTTCATAGTCTGCATATACACCCAATACTTTTAATTTGGTGTCAAATGAAATAGTACAATCATAACATTTACCTGTTTTAGGATAAAATCTATCGTCTAAATAATTACCAAATTTCATATCCGCATTACAAATGCTACATCTTTGATCAATTTTTATTTGACCACATTTAGATACTTTTCTTTTGGTATTGTTTTTCCAAATCCATTTATTACCTTGTCCATCTTCCCATTCTTCACCTTCTTTTCTTGTACTATTATTTAAATTTGGATCATATCCCACTTGAATAAATGGACGGTTTCCATCAACATAATCTCTGACGATATTAAGATTGCTTTTTCCTGTTGCTCTTTTCATAACTTTACTTTTAATCTTTCCAATTCCTTTTTGAAATCATCCAAGATTTCAGTTCTTTTATTTTTATAACGAAAAGTATTACCTTTCACTAATTTAATTAGTTTTTCTAAAGTGTTAATGTCATTAAATGTTACATTATCGCCAAATAAAAATTCAGCAACATCATCCATATCGGTATAAACAGTTTTTATATTTTGTTTTTCCTGTTTACCCTTTTCATTTGTTATAACATCCGCACTTTGAAGACCCTTTTTCCAATTCATTTGATATCTCTTCATCTTATTTGGATCTTCGGTAGATTCATAACTATTAGACATAATATTCATTAATAGAATGTTTCTTAATGCGGCCTTATACTTTGAATCCGGAGCACCAGATAAAGATTTAATCATGAAATTTAAATCACCAATCATTAAATCAATTTGTACATAACCATCTTCATTTGGTATTTCTGTGGATTTCACTGGATTGCCATTTTCATCAATTATAGGTACATTTAAATGTAGTTGATCCAATCCAGTATTTATTTTAAATGCTGGTGTAGGAACTGTTGATGGTGTATTAGATTCTACATGTTGTTTTAGTTTATCATAAAACATCTTTTTATCATAATCATAATTTACACCAAATAATTGATTCAATTGTTCAGTTGATATTGCAACATCAATATCACCCAAGACAGGTTTGGATTTATTTCCAATAATTTCATAATTTAATGAATCAAGATTCCATATTTTTAAACCATTTTTTATTGTGAAATCTAGATATTGTTTTGGTAAATCACTATTAGCCGCAACCGCATTACCACCTTCTGTAATTAAAAATTCGTTTAATATATCATTGACAATTTTATTTCCCATATCAGCATGTTTTTTGATTTTATCAATAGATGCTTGAGTTTCTGGAGTAGTTGCTTTCTTTTCTTTCTTTGAATATTGTTCAATCATCTTTTCTGCGTATTTGTCTTTTATTGCTTTAATGAATGAACCATAATCAAATCCTAAATCTGTAAGAATTCCATTTTTGTCAAGTGTTTTTGCAAATCCAAGAACACCTGTAGTTAAATCTTTTAATTTAACATCATTTGGATTAACACCACTGTGTGTGGATAAATTTTGATCTATGTCAGTAATTTTCTTTCCAAATAAACCAGCCAAAAAGTCTGCCAAATCTCTTAAAAATGTACGGGGACTATTAGATATCAATTTATCTACAACATCTTTTCTTAACATTGGAGATACAATCTTACCATCTTTAAATTTTGCTCTTACTCCGGTATCACCAATTCTAATATTAAGAACTTCTGCCAATGCGGCATACATTCCTCCCATTGTAAATCCTTTTATACCTCTTTCAGGTGTAAATCTAGCAGCAAACCAATCTTTATATATTTTTGTAGTATATAATAAATCTAATTGAACCCAATCGCCGTCGTCAAGTTTAATTATAATCTGTTTACCGTCAGATCTTTTTGCACTTTCAATATCAATATAATTTTGTCCACTAGTTTCAATGAATTGAATTACATTTTTGATATATTCTTTCTTTGTATCGCTTCCGTCTTCATTGGTTTCAATAGGTATAACAACCATTACATCAATATCACCATAAGTTACTTGTGCTTTATCGTGTTGGTCTTGTTTATAGTAACCGGCAGAACCCAAGATTTGATAATCTTTAATCGGAGTTAATGGTATATTACTTAAAAACATATTCAAATCAGCCAAAAAAACTTTGAACTTTTCAGTTGATTTTTCAATTGTATCCGGTGACAAAACTGTCTTGGATGTAAGTTCTGGCTTTAACCATCCACCTTCATCAATTGGTTGTTTATGTGCAGCTCTATTTGCAGCGCTGAATTTGGAACGGGAAACATACTTAATGTCACCTTCTGGATGAGAGAATACATAACCTTCACCACCTGGTTCATTGCCTATATATGATTTAATTTCACTATCTTGATTGTCTATTTGATTAATAATTTCATCTTTAACCGACATTATTTCTACAACAACTTTCCATAAAGATTCAAATCCAGCACGATTACTACTAACATATTCAGTAATCTTCTTTTTCATTACATCTGTAAGATTACTTTGACTAATCCATTGTAGAAAATCGTCGCCAATATTCACTAATCCAGTATCAACTTTACTATTCAAGTATTTATATAATACATCGGGAAAATTAGTCATCTTCATACTTGCCAATTTGGATGGATTAATAAAATCATCTATATTTCTAGCATGTTTATTAATATAAAGTATAATATCTTTTAATCTTTTTTCATTTACATTAGGCGGATTATTTACAGATATTGGCGGTATTACTAACAATTGTTTACCTTGAAAAACATTATAATTTGTAATCGCAGTTTCATTTCCAAAACTATCCACTTCTCTGTGAACTACAACCGCAGCTTTGCTTTGAGCAATTTTTCGTCCCAACTCGGAATTAATATCAACTGCATAAGTTACAATATTTGGTTTGAAAACATATCGTCCATTTTCAATTAATGGCGTATTGAAATACAACAAATCTCCTTTAAAATAACCTCTAAATGTTGTTGGAACGGCAGATTCAAATACAGAAAATACATTTTTCATTTCTTGAACAAATAATCTATATTCGTCTGTTTTAACACTTTTACCTCTATTCAAAAACATTTGTTGCAATTCTTCTGGAGATGTTGGTCTACCATTATAACCTTTCGCAACAAATCCACTTTTATCAGTTAATACAAACTTACCTTCATCGTTTCTTCCGAATATAACTGCAGGAGAACCATCCCATTTCATTGTTACATTTTTATATCCGTCACTTTCCAAATCAATGAAACTTTTGATTGAACGAATAGCTCCTTTGGAACCTTCCCAAAATATCAAATCTTCTGCGTGATCTATACGAGCAGCTTCGTTAAGTAATATATTAGATACCAAAAATTGTTCTAAATTATTCAGCTTTATCATATGGTTTTAAAAATGTTTTATCAAATGTCGTAATTGCTTTGTTGTAGGAACGTTTGGTTTCGTCAAGAGGATTATCTGTAAATTGCCAATTCCAAAATAATTCATTTGGTGTTTTAAATCCAAAAAATTGTAATATTTCTTTTTGTGTTTGAGTAACATCTTTTCCATTCCAATTTTGACCTGTAGCAATAAATCCTGAATCTATATCTTTTACTATATTGCTTTCACCCAAAGTAGAGTGTCTGTTCTCAATCCACGTCAATCTTTCAATTAATTTCTGATAAAAACCATTGGCTTGTCCCCATCTCACACTAGCAAAAAATAAAACAGTATCACTTTCAAATAATTCTTTACTTATTTTCCATAATTCATCACTTTTATTATTTATACTAGCCCAACAACGATGTTCGCCTGTAGGATTTTTCTCTTTATCTTTTAAGGAAGAATCTTTTGTTCCACAATGATTTCCCCATTTAGATGATACGTTACCCTCACACGGAAATATGTTTAACTTGGTTGTATCAATCAAAGTTACTTTTTCTTTACCTAATAATTCTTGTATTTTAAATGCAAGTTGTGTACTTTTAGCAATATCATCTTTATGTCCACTCCATCTATTGCTGGTAGTTAATAATAGTACTTTATTTTTACCTCGTAAATAATCAATGGTTTTCTTATACTTTTTAGCATAAATATCCATATCTTGTTCACTAGAAGGTAATTGAGCTTCTAATAATAAGTCAGTTAACTTAATCATCGTATACTATAAATAGATTTAGTAAAGAAAAAACCCCCGCTTATTTCTAAGCAGGGGTTTTATGAATTATTTAATTATTAGGCTCCTGGGAATGTAGCACCAGTTGGGAGAATGTTGAAATCAAGTACGATGAATTCAGCAGTCTTAGCTGGTTGTAGATAGATTTGACCGTATAGGATGTTTCTATCAACCAAGTCAGGAGTATTATTTGTATCATCCATTACAACTTGGAAAGCGTACAATCCACTACGTTGTTGTACAGATTCCAAATATGGATTTACGATACTCAAGAAACGGTTTCTTGTAGCAGCCACATTTTGTTCGAATACCAAGAACTTACTGCTACTTGCAATAAACTTCTTAAGTGCGATTAACAATCTACGAACGTTTACTCTGTCAAGAGCACTTGGTTGAATTTGAAGTGTCTTTTGTCCCCATACACAAATACCTTGACCAGGGAATGCTGCGATTGGGTTTACACGTCCTTCATACAAGGTATCACGTTCACTGTGGGTTGTTCTGTCTAGAACTTGAACTGCTTGAGCAATTCCACCACGATTTAGACCTGCGGGAGCAAACCATTCAGCAGCAGCATTGTCATTAGCAGCATAAACTGATGGCATTACTACTGATGGTGGTACACTTATAATCTTGTTCAAGTTGGTGTCTAGAATCTTAACCCAAGGATAATATGTAGCAACATAACTGCTATCGATTGTAGATACATCATTTACTGCTGCATCAATCAATCCTACAGTTTGGTTACTTGATGGGAACACTACGTTATCCATAATGTAGAATGTATCACCACGGGCTTCACACATATCCGTTACCAATTGGGTAACGTAACTGTGTTGTTCGTGGAAAACACCAGGTGTTACAATCAAGTTGATGTCAAATTCATCTGCATTTCCAAGAGCACCTACACATTGTTTGTAAGCGATTGAACCTGCACTATTGATATTTGTACAATTTAAACCTTGTGTATTACCTGCGATAATATCACTTCCAACATTAATTGGAATTGCGGGTGATTGACCATCAAATCCACCTTGGAAACCTACTACGAACTTACGCATCTTGACATATGTAGCTTCGTTAGCTGCATCATATGTTGAAGGAATACTACCATATAATGAACCAGTAATTAATGAACCAGTTCCAACATTAGAACTTGTTGATTCCAAATCAAATGCAATATTGTGTCCTATAGTAGCACCAAATGGTAGAGGAGCAAAATATTCTTCTGTATCATATTTTACACCTGCATTTGTTGAACTTGTTGGATATAAAGAAGTCAATTCAGAATCAGCACCAAGTGGAATATCACTGATTACTGTACCAGATGCGTATTTACCAGGAGCTAATCCATAAATACTTGCTTTACTATATTGTACTACTGGAATATAATTTCCAATTGTACCTCCTAGTGGAGTTACATATGCTTCGTTACCATAAGGAACAGCAGATACTGGATATGGTACTGTATTCATTTCAATTCTTACATACTTACTCAAGTTTGTATAAGTACCAAATTCAATGATTTTACCAGCATAAGTAATGAAGTTGTATCTATCACCAATTCTACGAGCTACGAAGTTTGAAGAATTTGGATCTAGACTCAAGTTTTGGAAGATTTCCAAGTATTTTGGCTTCTTATCTGTATCACTATAAGATCTTACAGCAAGTGTGAATGAACCCCAATCACTTCCTGCAACGGTACTAGATAATTTAACATTACTAATTTCAATCTTGTATTGTTTATTTGTGATTGTACCATCACTCACAGTGTGTACTTTAAACAATTGATACTTGGTTGTAGATCCACCTGTATTAGATGTTCCACTCCAAGGAGCAATTCCTTGTGAAAGAATCCAAGGTGTTGCAGCACTTGTTAATCCGTATTGAGAATCACCTGCGTTTAAGTTTGTTGAATATTGATCGGTAAATTTCAATGTTTCACCTGTTGAGAATGAACCAGATGAAGGTATTCCAGCGAATATTTTCCATCCTGGGTTTCCACTATTTAATTCATCATTTACTTTTTGAATTGAATCTTCGAATGTATTATATAAATAAGCTGCTTCAATCTTAGCACCGGAAACTTGATCATTTTGATTACCAACGGTTGGATCATTTCCAAATACATTTGTAATGTAATTTGAATCGGCGGGATTCAATGAGAAGTCATAGTAACCAATTAATGAACCATTTTGTGATAAAGTCAATTGGAAATCACTCAATGATGTTGGATTTTGAGATCCACTATAATTTCCAGATGTTGCGGTTTTTTGATTCAATACAGAACCACTGAAACCAGGAGCTTCAAAACTGCTATTTAGTGTACCATATTGAGTATTTGATAATACAGCAAGAACTCTTGGATAATAATTTACTACGGTTGGATTACATGGATCTGCTGGTGCGGACCATTGTGGTTCAAATGTTCCTGTAATCTTACCAAATGAACCACTGATTACACCCTTAAGATATACTTGTGTACCACAACCAGTTGAAGATCTTAGAGTAAATATACTACCACTTACGAGTGTAATATTTGTACCAACCAAATTTCCATCTGAATTGGTGATTGTTACACTATTTGCAAGTGAAGCACTGAAATTTGATGTGGTTGATGTAGATTCTGCAATTGCTTGCAATAATTTTTGATTGTTTGTATAAGATACACTTCCTTGATAAGATGATGTTACATATACACTAGCAAAAGATTGTGAAGCTATAGTAAAACTATAAGTTTGACCACTATTATATAAACTTCCGCTTGATGAATTTACATCTAATGTAGTGTCATCACCAACACCGGAATTAAATTTCCCGGTAAATGCAGCACCAGATACAAATGATAATGTTTGGGATGTCTGTGATCCTGTAACTGTTAATGTTGATACTGTTGCATATGGTGCAATGAATGCGACATTGCTAAATGCAAAAAATGTTATTTCTCCAGAAGAAATTGAATAACTATTAGTTATTGGTGATAAATCAGTTGATGCAGATGTTGTCGCATTAATTGTCATAGATGCACTTAAAGATCCAACGGTAGTTGGAAGTCTATAAATGTTTCTAATAACACTTAATGTGGTGTCCAATGTATATGGATATACATTTAAACTGGACAAATTATTAGTAACAACTTTTA